ACTTAGCAACGCCTGATTTGCCAAGTTGAAAACACATTTCTGTTAATACGTGTTTTACTGTTTCTGGTAGTTCTCCAACATCATTTTCGCTAATCAAAGCTTCTGCATTATCTATTGCGAATTTGAGGTCTTTATCAAATATGCTTTGTAATTCTTCTTCTGAGTATTCTTTACCGTCAATAATATCATCTGTGTGGACAACTTTATGACCCCATCCAATTGTACGGAACCCTTCGGTATCTTTATATACTTTGTTTCTAAAACCTTCACTTAATTTAACTGATGCTGCTAATTCTTCATAACTCATGCTATTTTA